ATGATTTCGAAAGCAGACAGTCTCCCTAAAAGATCAAAACAGGGGTTACAGGGGCAGGTTATTTTATGGGCACAATTTAATGACCTTACAATTTATATTGAAGATGAATTTCAAGAGAATTTATACTTCCAAATATTGAAAAAAATTTTTCCAACTATAAGACTCGAAAAAATATTCCCATTAGGAGGTAAAAAACCCGTTCTTAAAAAAGCTAAAGTTTCTCTCACAAATAAGAAAAAAGTTTTTATAGTGGATAAGGATTTTGACGAAATTTTAGACAACAAAGAGGCTATTCAAAATGTTTTCTACCTTGAAAGATATAGCATAGAAAACTATTTATTTGAACAAGACGCCATTGTTGAAATAGTTAAAGAAGAAAATCCCCAGGTTAAAACGAAGGAAATAAGGGATAAATTTAAAATCACGAATTTTGTCGCCGACGCCTCACATATGTTAGCCGAATTAAGTGCTCATTTTTTGCTAATAAATAAATTTGAACTTGGCTTGAAATTTCTAAACATTGACCCCAATAGAGATTGCGATTTTAAGTCAACACCTAAACAAATTAAGTCTAATACTGTCAACGATTTTTACGAAAAGGTAAAAATCGAGTTAGCCAAGAAAAAACCTCGGTTGAAATACTCAACACAAATACGCCTTGCAAAAAGACATTTTAAACCATCAAAGTCATTAATAAACATCCCCGGCAAGTACTTAGTAAATTTACTCAAATTTATGTTAAGGAAACTATTCACCTTCGTTCAGTGCTCAAGTGATAGCTTTATATATAGATTATTTAAAAATTGTAATTTGAACTCGCTGTCATCTCTAAAGAACTCAATTGAGTTGTATGCATTTTAAACAGCAAACTATTCTGGTTAATTTGTAATTTAATTCGTACCGGTATATCCTTTTCAACCGCTATCTGGCGCGAGTATGCAGCGCTGCCAAACGTCCGGCGTACTCGAGACTTTTTTAATTAATAGGTCACGAGTACCCAGCCCATAAGCCCCACGCTGCCTACTCGCGCCTTTATAAACAATTTACAAATGCCCATTCAACATCCTATTCACACTTCCAACACTCATGCCAAGCCGCTCGGCTATCTGTCGTTGGCTCAAACCTTCATTGCTTAATTTTTTAGCCTCGCGGTTCATGCGTTCACGCTCTTGCCTGGAGGTATCGCGCAGGTGGTTTTTCTCGCAATCGTTACCCGTAAAAACAAACTTTAAAAAGCCATTGTGCCGTTCCAGTTGGGCAAGGCATACATTGTCGGTACCATAAGTTTCGGCGGTGCTGCGCTGCTTAATCTGCTTCAGGTATCGCTGGCCGGGGGCGGAGTGACTTTCGCCCATGGCAAAGGCGCTGTCGCAAAAATTGATGAGCATTTTACTGCCCTGCAAATCATTGCGGCTAAGCGGCAGGCGGGGGTTACGCTTGGGCGTATGGGCCAGCACCAGGATGCTGATACCGTGGCGGGTTTTAAGCTTTTTTAGTTCCTTCATCAGGGTGAGGGCGGCCCCGGCGCTCTCGGTTCCGTTGCGCAGGCAGGTAATGTTATCAATAATGAGCACTTCGGCACCGGTACGCTTAATGCCCCGTGTTAAAGCCTCAATCACATACTTGTCGAGCTTTTGGTAGTGCGAGCTGGCACGGTTAAACTGGTTGTATTCGCCGCGGTAAAATTCGGTGGCAAAGTGATAGCGGTGTTGGCCGTCGGTATAGCGTTGTTCAAATTGCTTGCCGGTAAGCTCAAAATCAATATACAATACCGGAGAGGCATCGGCCCCGAGCGCAAAAGGGGCAATAGGCTCACCGCGACTGATGCTGTCGGCCAGTTGTACAGCCAGCAGACTTTTGCCCATATTGGTATCGGCAAACAGGATGCACAACTCGCCCTGCAGCCAAAAGTTGCCAAACAGCATTTGCGGCGTTTCGTGTTCGGTTTCCATCACCATCCACTCATTGGCCGGGTAAATATCAAATAGCTCAACCACCGCATCCGGGTCCGAAATTACAACCTGCCCCTTACGCGCGGCGGCATCCGCCATATCCCTCACATGCTTTTGAATAATTTGAACAACCAAAGGTTTCTCCGAAGTATGGTCCATAAAAACTATTGCCCCGTCCCGCAGTTAAAGCGGTACAATCCATCGCTATTTGCCGCAAACCTGCCGGCAATCATGAAGGGCACTCAAATTTATCCACTAAAAAGTCCGCTGTTGGTGGCATCATTTTGTCAGTGTTCAATTTTTAAAAACGAGGTGTTCAATGTTTTTTAAATGGATATTGTAAATGGTTGATTATCAGTAGTGATTTGTTCAAATAGTGTTTTTGAATAAACTCGATGATTTGCAAGTGTCTGATTATTAGATGTTCAATTTCGGGACAAAACGTAAAGTGTTTACACTTTCAAAAATTGAACAGTGTAAAATCGCAAAATCCACTTGTAATAAAAATTAAATCCACTTGTAAGGTTTTTTGTGGTTTATAGCCTTTTAATAAGTGCGGAAAACTTGCGGCGAATTAAATTTATCGTATAATAAAACACTCTCAACTTTCTATCAGCAGGCTTGTAAAAATCCCACCAAAGCATATTTAGACGATCTTCTACTCGCTGACTGCGAATATTGAGCAAACGTCCATTATAGTGCCATGGTTTATGATACCCCCAATAATGTATTACGGCAATATCGGTATCAAGTAAGCCATTTCTATAGCTAAACTTAAAGTGATTTAATTGGGAATAAATATCAACGTCAGGAGCGGGAACGTTGTATTTATGATCTAAATGCAACTGCTTATCGTTAGCCCAATTGCTATAAAACGAATGTAAAAAACCCTGATCGCTTCCGTCATTAGATTTCAACACCGGGACTAAAGAATACATTTCACCAGCAAGTGTTTTGTCGGGCACAACAACTAAAAGACCGGCATTAAGGTCTTTCCAATCACTACAGCCGGGATTCAACGCACCAGCTACAACTGACGACATGTGAGGGGAATTGAAAAGAGTTTCGATATTACTACACACCAACATATCAGCATCTATATAAACTATTTTATCAAACTCCGCTAATTCAAAGATTCGTAGTTTGGTATACATATGCCTAAAGTTACGCTGGTCATTTTCTAACACATTGGGGTTTTGGATTCTTTCAACGTGTTTATGTTGAATGTTTAGTTTATCTAATATCGAAAGGGATTCATTAGAGACTAAATCGGTTGTTAGTACCAATAAGGGGTATTTTTTATTAAATATACTTAGTGAGTTATATAACGCTATAACGCCTGGTAAAAAACTGTCTGTTCCTAAAAATGTAACAAAAGAATATTTTTTTATCTCCATATTGTTAACCGTACTATGATAGTATGGAGTAACAAATATATAAAACAAAAAGCCCCGCCATGTGGCAGGGCTACTTAATTAATTTATTGAACTATCCAGTTCGTGCCATTAAAAAACACTTTAACGACTGTTGAACCTCCGCCAGATACCACCGCCAAAGGAGTTGGCGAATTTGCGTCTGTAACATATGCCTCCATACCTATTATACCAGCCGGAAGAGTAGCAACTGTATACCCCTTAAGTTGTAAAGGAGCTGTCAACTTAAGCACCCCATCGCTACCTAACGTCATAACATCGGTGTACGCACCAAATGCACTCTCTACACTCGCCGCGAATGCAAGTACAGATGAGGTTACGCTACCAGAAACCGGGCGCAATTCGACTATAAACTCCTGAACCTTCGATGTTGATGAGCCCGTATTCCAAGAGTTAGCGGCAAGGTAAATACAAGGCGCGTTTCTAACAGGTTTGGCCTCCGAAGCTTGAGTGCCAGCAGCGAGATATACCCCTTTGAAGTGGCCCGTATCGGTATTGGCTATTATTGCAGCAAGGGTGGTAGCAATTATAGTATTGATATTCATTTGGCCTGTGTTGTCTACAGAAAACAAATTGCTTGCTCCACTACCTGATATATTACTAAAAGTTACGCCTCCCCAACTATTAAACTTAAGGCCGTCAGTCGCACCCCCTATATAATTAATTGCTCCACCTGACATTAGGTAAAGAATTTTAGGAAGCAGCTTGGCAATATCAGTCGGAGTAGTTGGATTTCTAACTTGCACTCCCGCGCCTGCATCGTCTTCTAAAAGCAAAGACCCTTTATCCCAAGCGGTATTTCCATTTGCATTTGATGCATTATGGAGGAAGTTTAAATCAGATGCGGCCTTTGAATAGGCTGATGGCTGATGAGTATTTAAATGCCCCCCGTTACCCTCATTGGTATTAACCAAATTTGCAATCGAATAATTAGCTATTGCACATTTCAAATGCGCAGTCGGGGAACCACCTGAACCGTCATTACTACAGCCATAGTATAAGTATGTTTTTCCATTAACTTCAACCAATGTTGCATCGCCTACACCACCTGTATTTAACCCAACGCCTTCATCGGCAGAGGTTCTTGTATAAACAGGGTTTCCGCCATTTCTTGGTGTCCATGTTATCAGGTCTGTGGATGAAAAGCTATAAATATCGCATGGCAATTGGGTTGCTGCGCCTCCATGACACCATACGTACCAAATAGAACCGACCTTTGTTAAATATGGGCCTCCAAAGTTTAGCGTTCCACTATTGCCTAATACAGGATTCGCGCTATGCTGTGTCCATGTAATGCCATCTGTGGAATGATAGTACCCAATTGTAAATGGGTCTGTGCCTCCCGAATTAGCTTCTAAAAGCATTTGCCATATGGCACCATCATAATAAACCGACGAATTAGCTATGCTATTACCATTCCATGAGCCGCCAGCACCACAAGTAATAACCGCCGCAGTGCCCAACGTCCAGTTTATTCCATCAGGAGAAGTATATCGGTTCATGGTTTTATACGACGATGACGATGAAACAGCATACATGTAATATGTGCTACCGACTTTAACAACAGAACTGCGAGCATGTCCTGTAACGCAAAATGTCGTGCTGCGTGTCCATCCCAAACCGTCTGTACTTTCAGCATAGGCAATATTTGGAGATGAAGCGCCAGCCGTAAACCACATCTTAAAAACGTTTCCAGTGGCGGAGGTCAAAACTTGCGGATTACCCTCGTATATTACCGTTGCTTCTAATACTGATACCTGATCTGCTACCAAATCACCTGTCATCACTGTACCAAACTTTTTCCAAACGCCACCCATCATATTAGGGATATTTAGCGTACTTCCCGATATAGACGCGTTTTCATTTGTGCCAATTGAAGTAACGGCCGTAATGCCACCACCACCGCCACCCGATGGCGCATTAATCCATTTTACATCACCGTCGGCATTACTGTTTTTAGCCAATATCTGCCCGGCTGTGCCGCCTGTTGGGATTTTAAACAATGCTGTGATTTGAGCCTGAAGCTTACCAAATGCCTGTAATATGTTGTCTGTAGCTGCAACCGCCGTAGAACTGCCAAACCCGATACCGGTTAAAAGGGAATTTAAAACCCTTGAAACGGTGAAGTACTTATTTGTTGATCCTTCGGGTACAGCATCGGTTGTACCTGGTGACGCGACGATTTGAATATAGGTTGAGCCGCTCCAACGATATTCGTTATTGTTGTCGGTGGTGATATAGATTTTACCAGCTTCGCCCGGTGCGGGCAATGCCGCGAAATTGGCAAACTCCATAACATCATCAACGTAACTGGGTAGCTGATCTGCCGAAACTTTGCCGGTTTCATCTAACCCGGCATAGCCGTTAGCTTGGTTTTTGTTCGCCACGTTTTCGGCAGTATAGCCAATACCGCCGCTTTCAGCCAGTTCATTAATTTGTATTTGTAAATCCTCATCGGCATTCGCACGGATAGTTGCTTCGCTTTGCAAGTCTTCAGATGACACCTTCCCGGCCAAGGTAGATGATAAGTTACCAATCTTATTGATTGGTATAGTATCTTCATCTTTATGCCAAAATGAATCAATCCACGAAGCAAACTGCCCCGCTGTTGGTTTTGCACCTCTTGTAAAAAATGATTTTAATTGTGCTCTTGTCATTGTTTTTTTATGCTAAAAAATTAGGGATTGGTTCAATAAACATTACCATTTTAACCGGCGGAATGATGGGTATTGGGGTCGGTGATGCTTGCCCGGTTGTTTTCGTACGGCCAAAAAGTCTACGCCATAAGCCACGCCCACTACCCCCATCTAAGTGGTTTGCCTCAATCTGTTCATCAGTGGTGTCAGTACCTGAAACGTATTGCTCGTGGTCGTGTTCAATCAGATTATCCAACGTCATTGCATGACCTTCAGCCCCCGCGAGGTCACCGACTTCAAAACCGTCAACGTCCGGCTTGTGTCCCATCGCTAATCTGCCGCGCCAATCTTCTACTTCGCGCCATCCGGTTGGCAAAGGCACGGAAACGGGTTTTCGCCACAATCTCATGCTTCCACCATCTATCTTATCAGGTGCTGTAAGCCATTCAAGGCGGTCAAGCCTTGCCAGTATGCCTTCGGCCGTATTTCGTTTGAAATTTGCCCATAAATAATTAGTAACGCCATCATCGCCAAACTTTGCAACGCGCTCAAACTTTACTGTGCGGGGGGTACCATCCTGATAAGAAATAGCCGTTGCGGTTTCTTGTATGATTACTTTAGTCTGTATAGCGCCACCCACGAAAGGCAAAATTTCGCCGTTTATTACAACGACACCATTAGTAACAGAGCCGCCCGCAACCGTGCAGCCTGAAAGTATAGCAAGTGATCCGGCTAATGCCGCTGTTGATGCCGCCGTGCTAATGCAATCCTGAATAAATTGCATAACGCCCTGATCGAACGGGAACCCGCCGGGCTGTGTAAAATCGTATCTGTTCATGCTGTACGGTATATTAAAAATCGTTTACTGACCAACTTGTAATATTTCACAAGCGCGGTCATTTCTATAATATCTTGTGGGGAAACCGGGACTGCATAAGGCACGTTAACTATAAAATCCACGCCCGTATCGCCGTAGTCGCCGGGATTGTGTAACGGTACTGTGCCCAGGTATAAGGGCTTATTTTCGTCAGGCCTAAAGATGTATACCCGGTCGAATGAAAAGCCATCTGTAATTGTTATACGCCGCTCTGTAGCGTCGAACCTGTCATTAAGCAACGCACGAAGGCTAAATACCCGGCCGTCGTGTGCAAGGTTGTACAAATCGGCATTACGCTTATTAACAAGGCGGTTGTATATCAACACAAACGGGCTGCAAAGTGCCCGCAACCAGGCAAAGGTTATCGGCTTACGTTTAAAGTTTGGTATCTCACTTAATACCAACCTATCGTAGTTTATTCCAAAAAGCCTGTCGTAATTAGGCATATGCGCGGTAGTTTATGGTAAAACCATCATCAGTCACGCGCAGGTATCCCGCATCGGGTATAACCCGTTCGTCAATTTCGGTAAATGGCCGTATCCCGTACTGTGATTGTGCGCTAAGTATGCCTACCAACACTACACCATCAACGCTTTGCAATTGATCTGACAGCCTTGTTTTAGCAAATTCACCATTGAATTTAAGCGCCTTTAAATAAGCTTTAATAGCGTCATTAACCGGTGTTGTAGCATTACCATCAATCCGTGCGCCAGTACCGTCTAATACCAGCGGATCATAAAATATGTCAATAACCAACTTTAATGCATCGGGTGGCAGGCTATCGATATTAATTCGCACACCTGCATCTTTAGTATCGGCTATGTATGCCTTAAACGCCAATATTTCGGCATCGCTTAACTGTGCATAATCGCCATCAAGTAGCTTAACTACTTTGATGCGCATCGACCCGTCATCATTTTCTTTTACGGCCGCCTGCGTTATTATCTTTTGCGCAGCAATTTGCGAAGCATCAAGCCCAACATTTAAATATTGATCCGTGTCGGGTATTAAGGCCTGACCGTACTGAAACCTTAAGGCAAGGTCGCGGTACCATTTTTCTGTGTGTGGCTTTTTTGTTGCCAACACATCTTGTACGTTAGCATCCCTGAAATCAAACAGGACATCAATTGTCCATGCTACATAAGCGATAATGTATGCCCATAACTTGTAATCAGCTACGGCGCTGGTATGGTCAAGGTCGCTTAACACTTCATCGCCATTTACCTTAGTAATAATTTGATTGTACCAGTAATCTACCGTTTGTGCCATTTTTAACTAACTATAAAATCATATTCAATTGCCCAAAACTCCACGCCTTCAGGGGCTAAATCATCTATCTGCACGGCAGAGGTCGCCGGGCTGATATTGTACTTTCGGAAATAATCGGCCACCGCAAAAACTGTAACATCACCGGCATCTATAAGCTGGCCGGATGTTAAAGCATCTGTGATGCCAATACCATTTAGCGCAGCCAGTATAAACCTGTTTTCGGCAGTGCCGCCATACTGCACGGCGATATCGCCCAATGTTTGGCCTGCTTTAACTATCTTGTTATTTGGCATAATCACCTACAATATTTAATAGCCCGTTTACAAAGCCCATTGATTGAATCTTAATGCCATCATCGCTAAAACGAAGGCGTATTTCTCTTAAAAGCGCTTCGCCTTGTGTATCACCTTCGTCATTTAAAAACTGAAAGGTTCCCACGGTTGCAGTAGGCGCTTGTTTATACTCTCCTTTTTCGGCCAGCAATAGTTTACGTTGCTGTTGCTGGTTACTTTCGCCCCGCACAAAATCACCGTTTTTAATCAACAGGTCGTCGTTATCATCCATCAGGTAATCAGTCATCGCAATTCGCCGTTAAATATTCCTACTACCGGATTTGTACCGGCTGTTAAACCATTCGTATAAACTATTTCTGCCGTCTTTATGTAATCTTCAAACTTATCGGCAAAGGCATCGATAAAAGCGTCTAACGCTGCGTCCCGGCTGCCTGTGGCTTCATATGTGGCAGTGTAAACCTCTTTAAGGTCTGTTTTTAGCTTCGCCGTGTTTAAACTCATTTTAAAAGATCATTAATTCTGTTAATCAGCAAGGTTAAAGCCGCCATATCTTTGGGCGCTGCAATACCCATAACCGCGTTAACGAGGTCGGTTAAAATCTTATTTAGTGTTTCAGTTCCCTTGCTGATAAGTACACCGTCGCTATTTAACTTAAAAACTGTTGCGCCCGTAGTTACCCGGTACATGGTTACCTGATCGCAGGCAAGTACGATATAATCATCATCGCCCAGCTTGCCCACTACTACAGCAGCTCCAACGGCGGGCAATACTTCAATACTTTGATTTTCGCTAACCACGGCGCGTAAACGCACTTCATATTGCGGCAATTCATTTAGCTTGATGTCGCATGTAAATGAATCACTGTCAACAGCTATAACCTCCGCATCGTAAAACCCAACGGGGCCGCCCGCGTGCGCCTGCTCTAAAAACGACTGCCGTAGTTTGCTAATCTCATCCATTCAATCGATAGGTTATTTGCGCTTTTCGCTCAGCGCCGTTCACTCCAAAACGCACCTCGGTACCGGCAACGAAATAAGTACCTGCACGGGCACCGGCGAAACGCTTGTCCATGATTGTAGCCTTCCAGCCTGGCTTGCAAAACGGCTGTAACAAACCGCCTATAGTACCTTCGTAACCATCGTATTTTAGCTTTTTTAGATATGCTGCCGCCTGATCTTGCAGGTATTGTTTATCATCGCTAAAAGGGATAATCCTTTCCACAATAGCGCCGCCCGGGTCGCCAGCTTCATACAAAACGTGTTTGCCGGATTTGCCACGGGTTTTAAGCCGGACGCGTACCTTGTTATCGCTACCAAGCCTTTGTTTTAAATCGGGCTGATCTACCGGGCAGTTATAGCCTAAATTGTATACTACTTCAGAAAGGCCGGTCAGGCTTTTGTTCCCGGCAATGTCGGCGGTGGTGCGCCCTTCCTCAATGCCCGCATACAATACGTTATCATCAAAGTAAACCGTCAAAAGCATTTTATCTTTCAGGTATTCCAGCACTTTTAAGCCGCTTTCGTTTTTTATATAGAAACTGGTCAAGTTGATTGTTGGGATATCAGGACTTAACACAATGTCGGTGCCCTGTATAATGCGGGTTAAAACCTCTTTAACTGTGGTTTTTTTCCAACTGGCTAATATGTTTTGGTTTCTTAATTGCCAGGCGTAACCCTCCATTTCAATTGTCACCGGCGTGGTTAAATTAACACGTCTTACAAAGCCTCTGAACTCATTACGCAGGTCGCCGTTATATCCCAAATCAAAAGCCACCGGGTCACCCTCTTTAAACAGCTTAGCCGTTTCAACACTGTTACCGGGCATATTTTTTACCGGCCGTTGAGTGCCGAGGCCAATTACATTTAAAGCATCGTTAATGGCGCTATTAATTGGTATCACTTGTCCCAATCCCGGTATTTTAAGCACGGCAGTATCAACTACTACGTGGATATTTTTTTTAATCACGAGGTCGTTAATACCACCCCTGAATGAGTAGCGGCCTATCTTGCTAATGCTATTTAAGGTAAAAGCCATTATTCAGGTTGATAATAAAGGGTAAAAATTGAATCGCTCTTAATCTGCAAGGCGAAGTCGCGTACCCCAATAACCTTCGGCTTTTCAGGAATGGATAGCTTATAAATTAGTACCTGGTCGTTGCTATGCAAAAAGATGTCAGACACCGCAGATTTTAACCTAACCGGCTTCGCAAAATCAAACACATCATTAAGCATTTTTAGCTTTTCGTCGGGAAACTGTTCGTAATCGCCAATCAAAAAACCTTTGATGGTGATAACCCAATCTTTTTTGTTAACAATCTGCTTTGCCGTGCCGCCCAACTCCGACATTTCGACTTCTTTTACCGTCAATTCTCTGTCGAAGCCGATAACCGCAAACGGGAAATAGTAATCCACGCCATCAACCTCTATAGTGATGGGCGAAAAAACTTCTCGGCCTATCATATCAGATTGACCGTAAAGCGGTGTTCCGTAAATATTCGTCGTTTTACGTGTGGCCGGTTGTATGTTAGCTAAATCCCCCTCAACCGGCGATGGCGGGAAGCCCGGCACGTGTGCGGGCTTATACCCATATAGCTGTTTAAAAATATCAGCTATATCAAAAACGGTATTAAGGTTTGCGTAAGAGGGTGACATTAGTTAGGATTTACGGCCGCGTTTCCGCTATTAATAACCTGGTTAAACATTTGAATGAAAATTGCCCGTATTTCGGCAGCTCCTTCCGTTACGCTGGCCGCATGTAATGTAAGTTCGTCTATACCCAGTTTAGCTATATTAATGGTTTGGTTACGAACGCCACCACCGGCAATACCTTTGGCCGAATCCGCAACACCGGCAGGAACGCCACCGCCGCCAGCGCCAGCAGTACCACCGCTTAATGAATCCATCCAGCTTGATTGCTTTTGACCGGCATCTTTGCGCTTAGTTAAACCAACTTGTTTCCATGAGTTGGCTATTGACTGCATTGAATTAGCGGCCGCCTTTAAGTTTTCGGCGCGCTGTGCTGATCGTTCCCTTTTGAGTGCATCAATTTGCTTGTCGGCATCGGTAGTAATGTGAGCCGTTAAAACCTTTTTAGCGCCGGTAAAATCACCACTAAGCGCCAGTTTCATAGCCTCAACAGTGTTGCTAATAAGCTGGCCTACAAACTGAAATACGCTCTTAGCCTTCAGGTAAAAAAGATCAAAGTAGTATAACCACTGCTGAAAGTTCTCTTTAAAGGCCACCCCAACTATGCTGAAAAAACTTGTAATAATTTGCCAAAGTGCTTTAACACTTTTACCCCAACCGTCGTAGCTTTTAACTAACCAAACAACTGCGCCAACCAACAAGCCAATTACCGCAATAGGCCAAAAGGCTATTGCATTTAATATACCCTGCCAAATAGCTGCCCTTTGCGTCCATACCGTATATAAGCCCCACGCTATCGTCATAGCTCCAATACCGGCAGCTATTCCATACATAAGCCCCTGATTGTTGCCCAGCCAGTTAAGCACATCAATCATACCGGCGGCAACCGGAAGTAAGCCCATGCCTATGGTGCCTGCAAGTGTTTCCATAGCCCCTTGAAAAGCCAGTATCTTACCTGTAGGTGTTTCGCCCATACGCTTCATACCATCATGAAACCGCCCCATCGGCCCCGTAGCGTATTGAAAAGCCCCGGCAACATCCTGAAAGGTTATCTTACTCTTTTCAACATCTTTTCGCAGGTCGGCCATTTTGCGGCCTGTTTTTTCGCTGATCGCCTGCAAAGGGTTAAAACCTGCATTGATGTATTGTAACAGATCCTGCCCGGTAAGCTTACCCGCACTTGATGTTTGGGAAAACACCAGGCTTAAGCTTTTCATTTTTTCGGCATCGCCCATTGCAACATCGCCCAGCATCTTTAAATCGGGCATAATGTCTTTGGCAGCAATACCAAAACCAAGCATGGTTTTAGCTTCGCCGAAAACCTCGTTACCATAGATGGTGTCGTTCGCAAACCCCATCAAATTGTTATGCAGTTTATCGCCTTGCTTATTACCCGCCATCACCTCAAAGCTGGTACCGGCCATCTGCCTGTCCATACCTTTTTTAAGTGCATTACCCCCTAACGCTACAGCGGCAGTAAAGCCACCTAACAGCAAGCTTTTGCCAAAAAGCCCTATACCACCGCCACCACCCGACGGGTTAGTAATGCGGTCGCGCTGGCGTTCAAGGTCGGCTATTTCGCGGTTCGCCCTTCTGATCTGTCGCGTATCCAATGAAATATCACGCGTACGGGTTAGTTGATCGATACGGGCGCTTAACTGATCGGCCGACATACCAATGCGGTTCATGCGCGAAGAAATACGGCTAAATGCGCCGTCGGCATTGGTAGCCAACTGGCGCATTTGTCCCGATGCCAAGTCACGTATTTTTACAAGAAATTCAACCAGGTTAGCCATTGTTATTTGATTGTTCGGCTTCGCGTTTTCGTAAATCGTTTATTTGCATGTATACTTCTGCCCAACGTTCGTCGGATAGTTTAGAGGGGTCATAAGTGGTGTAAAAGGCTATTGTAGTATCTATGTACCCTAAATAGTTGGCTTCAATTTCACCACGGGCAGCCTCTATAATTTTTTTATTTCCGAACCTTTGATGTCAAGTACATTTTGCACTTGCGGCATTACACTGTAAAATGCCTCATCGTCAATTTTTATTTGCTCATCGCCACCCAGCCAAAGCGCATCCAGCACTATTTCGGTATAGGTAACCGGGTCGGTCTGCTTTGAAGTAAATTCACGCATTTCGTCGCGTGTGGGTTTGCGCATATAGCCCTTATACAAAGGGACTGGCTTTTTAACCGGCGGCTTGCCTTCTTCGGTAATGGTTTCAAATTCGCCGCTATTTACAACCAACTCAAAAACGCCCGTCGGGTAATCTTTTTTCCAAGCTGCCAAAACTTCGGCCGTAACGTTTGCCGCACTTCTCGGCATAATAGATGATGATTTCACTTTAAAATGGATTTAAAAGGATTTTAAATAGTTGTTAAAAGAGGTTTAAAGCGACTTTACGCCCAGCGCTAAAAATGGCACGTCAACTTCCATCATTTTAGCGCCCTGTTCCATTGCCTTTTCCCATTCAGTAAACTTGATGCCCGAAATGATATCAGTTTCCTGCTTACGACCAAAAGCGACTTTGTAATTGAAGGTTGCTACAACGAGTTGGTAAGGAACGTCGCCAAAATCATCGTACCCGGCTTCGCGGGCGGCGGTGTTTAGCCTGTCTATTTCCGACTTTAAAAGCTTGATACTGCCGTCAACCTTTTTATTACCTGATTGGATACCCACAGCCTCGTCACCGGCAGCATGCAGGTGTTCGCTGTCGGTAGACTTTTTGTATTTGAAGCCGCGTAACCCGCGAATGGTAACACCTAATACAGCAAGTTGCGCATGCTTCCATTCAAGTTCCTGACTGTTTACATAGTTTGCCATTGCTTAGTTATTTTGCGGGTTATAGAAACCCAGTTTAATGTTGATTAATTTACTATACCCTTTGCGCCGGATACCGATGTTAACTTTGAGTGTTGACGTTTGGGTGATCTGCTGGCTATCGTCGATAAATACAACAGGGTCGCCGCTCATACTATCGGCCATGTTGAGGTTAAGCGCGTTCACCATCGAAGCTTCAAGCGCCTTTAAAACTACCGGCTCAATATTGCCATTGTCATCCAAATCCACATCGTCGTTAATTTCATTAACATAGGTTTGATAGGCTACAATAGCGGCTTTATCAATCACCCGGCCATAGGCAAGCGCGTTATAGTCGTCGGTTTCGGGGCAGGCCATGGGGTCGTTACTGATAAACAAGCCGCCTTTTTGGTCGTACTTTTTAACCGTGATGTATCCCATATCTATAAGCTGGTCAAGCTGCCTGTAATACGGGTCAGTAGGCGCATCAATATTTGGCAGGATGCTTTGCGAACCGATATAGTAATTACTAACCGGCAAATCGCCATCCTTAACCCGGCCGATATTGACATGGGGAGCGGTTGCAGCTATACGGCCTAAAACCAAGCCCAGCGAGGTAACACCATTGTTTTGCACACCACCAATCACAAAACCGACATTGTTTGCGGTTAAGGATTTAGGGCTATCAATAGTAGCGTTTGTAACGTCATTAACGCGGGCTGCAAGTAATATCCTTACCGGCTTATGCGCGTCAAACATGGCCTGCGCAAATACTTTGGCATTTGGAACGGCCGCCGCCACATCGCTATCAAGAAATTTAACAACCGGTGGCACGTATGATACAGCAGGGGTACGCGCTACGCCAACCACCCTGATTTCACCATTACCAAAATCCATTAGCTTTTTAAGGCCGGTAGTAACCGTCACATCGCAAAGGTTTACTAACGTGGTTGTGTTAGCCGCCAGCATGATATAAACCGGGCATCCACGGGTACCGGCAATGCTGTAAAACTCAGTAACAAACTGGTATGCTTCCGGCTCCGCTGCCAGTGTGATACCTTTAGAAACGGCATCATCAACACTTACAACCTTTACAGGGGTGAGCAATGGCAGCAAGCCAGTGCCAGCGCCGGTTAAAATTACCCCGGTAATATTATCGTTGGTGGCAGTGCTGCCACCTAACTGGCCATTGGCCAGCTGCACATTTACACCTGGTATCATTAGTTGTTACCCCCTTCGGTTGCTTTTGTTGCTTTAGTGATTAACCCTTTTTGGTATGGTGTCCTGTCGGCTTCAGGAGTGGCGAAGGCTATCGCTAAAGCATCCTTCGGCGCTTCATCTGCTGGTGGCTGATTCGATGGCGGCTGATTCGATGGCGGCTGATCTGCTGGTGGCTGATCTGCTGGTGGCTGATCTGCTGGTGGTACGTCTGCCGGTGGCTGATCTGCTGGTGGTACATCTGCCGGTGGCTGATCTGCTGGTGGTACATCTGCCGGTGGTACGTCTGCCGGTGGTTGATCTGCTGGCGCTTCGTCTTTTTGAACGGTATCCAATATAAATACCTGTTCGCGGGTAACCTCGATGTAGTCGCGCACCTTCAATTTTTGCCCGTGGCTATCTGCCATATTTTCGGCAAAAAAGGCCTGTGCATCCGAAGTGATATAAAATACGTCGACAGACGGGTGCGTGTCGAAAAGACTTTTCACATCTGCCTTGTACAAATCACTGTTTGCACAAATAGCATTTGAAAACTCTGTTGTAATTGCTGTCAGTTTCATTTTATGATTATTGAGTAATGAAAATTTGTTTGAAATACAGCTCCACCACGCTAACGGCTTCGCTCCAGGTGACTTTACCGTCACTTACTACCATGATAAGACGGGCGGCCAATACGTGATATAAAGCGTCTTTATCAGCATCATCACTGAATTTCACCTTGCTTAAAAGCTTATCAAGCATTACCGCATTATCCGGTGTTGTATCCAATAGGTTTTTACTGAAGGTTAAGCCGGTAAGCAGCGCCGGTATTGCCTGGTTAATTTTATCCTTTACAGCGTTATCTATTCCGGTTGGCGTAAAGTCAATTACAAGCCCCAAAATCGGGTTATTTACCACGGACTTTACTTTATTAACCACGTTTATAACAAGGTCTATTTCGGTAGTGGTGATGGCTATATCGGCCGGAAGCTCCACAGCTACATTACTGTTACCAGTGAGTTTTTTAAAAAGGACAGCGAAAAAACCGCCTATTGCTTTTAGTATTGTTGGCATTGTTATTAAATGGGGGTTATGAATAATTTTTGTTCTTTAGCCCGGCGTTTAACCAGTGCATCACTGATTACCTTTTTACCGGTTTTAGGGTCGGTTACTTTTGTCCAAAGGGCAAATTGAGCGGCGGCACCACCATAATCGCCCGCATTTAATTTTCTTAACAGGGTACTTGATGGCAGGCTACCGGTGTTAAAATGGAAGCTTAAAAGCGCGTCGTACTGGTTTTGGTTTAATGGTACAGTTACCACCCTGTTAACAGTGCGCTCAAAGTCTTTCAGAATTACGCAAAGCAGGTCGCTTGCACACTCTTTATTTACCAGCCTATCGCCTGGCTGTATCCGTTTTGCATTTGCGTAAAATGTGCAGCCATAGCCAATAGTCCACACACCGGCAATGTCCTGATATGCCGTAAGCCTTAAGCCCTCAAATGATTTAATGAGGTCTAAGCCGCGGGTACTGATTGCATATTTATTTACGGCCATAGTGAGGTTATTTTGTCTTTAATTTTATTGATCCACGCGGTTTTGTCTTTGCCATCAATTACGGCGAGGTTTTCAAGTATGGATACTATGTTTTCCTGTGCTATATGGATAATCAGGAAGTTTTGAAGCCAATCGAAGCAAACCGCCATAACCGTTTCCCCTTTGGCGGCATAGTTTTGCGACCAGTGGTAAGGGATAGCTATAAGTACCAGGTAGATAAATACCTTAAGCGTAAACCGCGATAGCCTGAAACTGCTAAACTGTTCTTGCCTGATGCGTGAGGCAACTATACCACTAACCAGCTCTACCACGAAGGCCAGCAGCATACTAACCAGTGCTGCCGTTTGAATACCAAGTGCCAAAGGGATTTGCGGAAAGAAAGCGGCTAACCATGCAAGGCCGGGATAGGTGCAGCTTACAAACAATAGCTGCCGGGTTATGCAATATTTAAATGACGGCGCTACGCTCTGAAAAAAATTGGTGAAGCTGTCGTAATCATACGAGGCAAGCATTTTATAAAACCAGTCTTTCATTATTCCTCAATCAACCCGCGCCGCCCCTGATCGTATCCGGGGACTATTAAGGCGCGGGGTTCTTTTTGTTTGGTTATTTGTGTTGATTAGGGGTTATCAGGTATTAAGCGGGTGTACCTTGAATCATGGCACCAACACCCAAATTATCAGCCCTACGGCGGCGGCCACCCATACGCAGCAATGCGCTGTATATGTCACCGTAGTATTCGGCGCGGTCGGGGTTTTCAAAAAACTTCACATCACCCAGTGCGCGGGCTACCGCATCTTTTTGCCATACCAGCGATACGGCACAGTCACCGGCTGCACCGGCAGCGCCTAAGGCTTTAATAGCATGAGCGGAATTGGCTACCGCCACGTTGCTACGGTCAAGGATGTCAAAACCGTATAGGCGGCCTAAGGTACCTTCGGCAGCGTTGTAGTATTGCGAGAAATCGCGGTATTGCGTGTTAGTGAGGCTTGAGGTAAATTGGTCAAGCATGTTACTTTCAAACATCACCTGTCGACCGGCTTTTGGTATGTTGTTTTTATTAAAAAACAACTCCCATGCTTTTAAATCCAAATGGTGTGTCCCATAGCGATTACCTGTAGCAGCATCAGTAGTTGCGGCTACCTGTATTGGAGTGTCACCACCACCACCGGTAGTATAAAGTTTTGTTACATTACTAACCGTTTCGTCAAGCCATTTTAAAATAATATCATCGGCTACAAACTCAACTAATGTCCCGGCATGATCACCGTAAACGCTATCGATTTTATCGTATGACAGTTCGTATTTATCTGCATCAGGAATATGTGTTGGATCGGTAGTATACTCATCCAGTACGTAAACGATGTCAGTATCTGTACGCCTTACTGCTGCGGCCGGAAACGAACCACGATTTTTAGTTACAGATGGCTTAGCGCCTGGTTGTGGAATATGCACCACCTTACCGGCTAATACTTTATCATCATCGCTAAATGCGCGTTTAATAAATGCGTTATCTTTCCAAAATCGTTCGATTATGTATTGCGCCCAAAGCTCTACCTGTACACCGGCTGTAAAAGCCGCGGGTTTATTTGGTTGGAGTTTTGAAAGCTGGTAGAATACAAAGCCAGCGCCGCCAACAGCCACCGAAGCGGTTAGCATATCGGTGTGGGCGACTGCCGCGAAGGCGTTAACAGCCAGCGAGGCAAAAAGAATAAGGCCAATGGTGGCAACTAAAAATTGCTTGAAATTTTTCATTTTGTTAATTAATAGGGGTATTGTTTGGGGGTGTTAAAAGATTATTTAAAGGCCGTTAAGGGCTACTTCTTTTCGGTTTTAATTGGGAATTTTTCGGCGCGCTTGTCTAAATACGCTTGCTTATCAAGTTGCTGCAGGCGCTCCAACTTGCCTGTTTTCCACAGGTCGTCGTAGCTTAGCTTAATCAGCTCTTTTACTTCTTTGTCGCTGCCTTCGCTGGCTGTGCTGATTTGTTCCTCTACTGTTTTAAGTACCGGCATACCTTCCAGCAATTCTTTTGTGCCGTCAAAATCAACCTTAGCCAAACGAATGTATTTTTCACGCTGGCCGGGCAGGTATTTGTTTTTATGGTCGTCGGCCAGCTTAATTACTTTGGCTTCGTTCTGATCTGCTTTAAGCTGCGATACTTCATCCTTCAAAGTCTGCTTTTCGCCCTTAAGCGTGTTTATGTCAGTCGCCTGGGTAGCATTAAGCTGTATCATATCATTCACGGCCTTTTGCACCTGTACTTCGGTGGCGGTTTCATCCAGTTTAAGCGAAAGCAAAATGCCGTTCAATGCTGCGCCTGTCAGTTGAATTAATTTCATGGTGTCCTTATCGTCGTTTTTAGTTTGTTGTAGTGAGTTGAAAAGCTTGATAAATCCATCTTTATCCAGCCCGGATAATTCAATCCTTTTTTCGTCATGCCCGTATAGTTGACAGGCACACGCATCATCATTGCCGCCAATGTCCACGCAACTGATATCGGTTACTTTCCACTTGGTTATAGTGGGGCCGGTTTGGCCGGGTAACATCATTGAAGGATCTTCTGTCCATTCAAGTGGTATAGCGCCCAACGAAACCATATTTAAAATGCCAGCTTCGTACTTATTGTACAGCTGCATAGCAAAAGGGTCGTTTTCGTCAAACTCCAAATAGCAACTCCATTCGTCGCCGTGCAGCTCTATTTCTACAGCACATCCCGGCGGCAGTATTTGGCTTTTATCGTTGCTAAATGCCCGTTGGTGCATCCATAGAAGTATTGGATTTTTCAAATATTGAACCCAATCGCCCCCGTCCGACATTACGCGGTACTTGTAGCAATTAAGGCCGCTGGTCGTGATTACATACCGCTTAGTCGTACGTTTCATTTTTTTCGGTTGAATACGCCAGCGCCCCTGTTAATTGCCTTTTTTTCATGTTTCGTTTTTTAGTTTTTCATAACCGTTTATTGGTTTCGTTGGGACAAACGTACAGCGGTATTTCGGCCATAAAAAACCGCGTTTATGAATGATTAAAGGGGTTTTATGGTATGATTAAAGCTGCGTTAATCATCCAATTACCGGGTTATATAAGAGGTAAAAAAGCCTGCAATTTTGGGTGTAAATCAACCCCAAAACATGGCCGAAAGGAAAAGTAGAGCCGACCTTGAAAGGTTAAAGGAACTGGCAAAAAGGTATTTTATTGACGACAATCTTTCCCAAAAAGAGATAGCCGCAAAAACGGGCATATCAGAAAAAACGATTGGTAAATGGGTGGCCGAAAATGACGGCCTTTGGGAAAAGCAAAAGAAAAATTTATTGCTTACCCGACAGGAGCAAATGAGTTATTTACTTGATGAACTATCGGAACTAAACGCCGCTATCAGGAAAAAACCAGCCGGGTCGAGGTACGCCGACAGCAAAGAGGGCGACGTAAGGCGCAAGCTTGTAAAAGACATTAAGGAACTGGAAACCAAAACCAGCAAACCCGAAGCTATAAGCGCCTGCATAGCGTTGCTAAATTTTGCCCGTAGTGTGTCATTAGAAAAGGCGCAAGCCCTTGCGCCTATAATTGATGGTTTTATTAGATCGCTTTATTAATGGCTTTAGCAGAAGATAGAAAAGCCCTTGATAAATGGGATGAGTATGTAAAATCACTACTCCGCGCCACGGTAATTGACGTTAACGAAAGTGAAGCCGACAAGCTTAAAAGGAAGGAAGATTTAGAGAAAAAAGGGAATGAAGAAAAGTGGTTTAAATACTACTTTCCTAACTACTATTATGCCGAACCTATGCCGTGGCACAAGGCTGCAAGCCGCCGGGCAATTTACAATAGTGAGTGGTACGAGGTAAGGGCATGGAGCCGGGAACTTGCCAAGTCAGCCCGTACCATGATGGAAACAATTTACCAGGCATTAACCGGCCTTAAAAAATCCATCCTGCTTATTAGTTCAAGCGAAACGGCGGCTATAAACCTGCTAAAGCCTTACAAGCTAAATTTCGAGAATAACCAGCGGATCATTAACGATTATGGTAAGCAGGAAAATTTCGGCGATTGGAGCGAAAAGCAGTTTATTATAAAAAAGGGCTGTTCGTTTTTGGCTATCGGCGCAGGCCAGTCACCCCGTGGTTCGCGTAACGAGGAAGTAAGGCCGGATAAAGTTATCATGGATGACTTTGATACCGACGAGGAATGCAGAAACCCCGATACCATTGACAAGAAATGGGACTGGTTTGAGCAAGCGGTTTACGCTACCCGGTCAATCAGTAACCCGATGCAGGTGATATTTTGCGGCAACATCATTGCCGAAAATTGCTGCATCAACAAGGCTATCAAGATGGCCGACTACTTTGAGATTATTAACATAAGGGATAAAGACGGTAATTCAACATGGCCGAACAAAAACACCGAACCGTTAATAGACCGGGTACTATCAAAAATCAGCTACGTATCACAACAAAAGGAATACTATAATAACCCTATCACCACCGGCAAGGTGTTTAAAAAGCTGCATTACAAAAAAATACGGCCACTTAAGGAGTACAAATATTTAGTAGCCTATACCGACCCGTCATACAAAAAGAAAGGTGACTTTAAGGCCACCGTTTTAATAGGCCGATGGAAAGACGAATACCATGTGATACGCGTATTCTGCGACCAGGTATCGACCGCACAAATGATCGACTGGAACTATGAAATATATAAATGGGTTAACGGGCAGGTACCCGTTTACTTTTATATAGAATGGCCGTGGATAGACGAAATGTTTATTCAGGAATTAGCGCAGTCAAACGCCAAACACGGCTTTAAGCTTGTACCCAAAGCCGATGACCGCGACAAACCCGATAAGTACCACCGTATCGAGAGTAATCTTGAACCGCTCAACCGCGAAGACATTGAAAAGAATGTTATACCACGCCTATACTTCAATATCGACGAAAAGGGAACGGTACACATGGATAACATGGAGGGGCAGTTTTTAGCCTTGTCGCCTACCAGCCGTGCACATGATGACGGCCCCGATGCCGTGGAGGGCGGCGTGTGGATAGTTAATAATAAAGCCACCGGCGACCTTTCAAAAATGCAAGTAATCAGACCACCACGAAACCCCAAACGATATTAACTATGCCATTTTTAACCAAAGCCGATTTAACCACGGATATATACACAGAGGATATAGACGCGATAACCGAAGGCAACGACGACGACGTTACCGCCGCCATAAACAAAGCAATAGCCGAGGCACAGGGCTATTTTGACAGGTACGACGTAGATGCACTGTTTGCCCGCACCGGCGATGAACGCGACCCTATATTAATAGGATCGCTAACAGCAATGGCCTTACAGTGGCTTACCCGCAAATGCCCGGCAAACCAAAACGTCAAACAGATAAGGGAAGATGCCACCACCGCCCGCGTGTGGCTTCGCCGGGTTCAAGCTGCCGAAGTAAAACCGAGGGGATGGCCGTTAATAGCGCCGCCTGAAAAGGCTACCTTTTTTCACATGAGCAGCAACCCAAAACGCGGCAACCATTTTTAATTATTTAATACCCCTTTAAATATGCCAATAACAAAAAAAGCTACCGTTACCGCCGACGGTACACAACCCAGCATCGCAATAACCAAGCTGGACATAATGCCAATTGTCCGCGAAAATCAGGACATCGTAAAATGGCGAAACTATACCCGTAGTGCCGAATCACGGGTGCCGCGCCGCGCCCTGCTCTACAGTTTATATTTTGATGTAATATTAGATGCCCAGGTGATAAGCGTAACCGGCAAACGCCGCGATGCTATTACTACGGCAGGGTGGCAATACGTAGATAAAGACGGGCAGCCAGTACCCGAGATCAATGAGCTGATAGATAGCATTGGTTTTGCCAAATTGCTTGAAGAAATTATAGATAGCCGTTTTTGGGGTTACAGCATGGTTGATTGCAATATTTTCAAAGACGATGAAAATACATGGCAAATGACCGCTACCCAGTTCGACCGTAGGCACATGCGCCCCGAATTGGGGATGGTGGCATTCAGGCAGTACGATGACGAGGGTTTTAGCATTCGTGAAGGTGTGTACACTCAAACAGTTTTAGAGGCGGGCGAGGAAAAGGATTTGGGGTTATTATTATCGGCAGCACAGTACGCCATTTACAAACGCGGCGGTTTAGGTGATTGGGCTACGTTTGTTGAGGTTTTCGGCAATCAGATTTTAGACGCACAGTGGGATGGTTACGACGAAGATCAACGGCTATTACTTTTAGATGCCATTGAAAAAATGGGCAACAATGGCAGATTGGTGCGTCCTAAAGGCACCGAGGTACAATTTGTGCCCAACCAAAACAACGCTACCGGTGCTTTACAGGAAGGTTTTGAAAGATGGCTGGATGAACAAATAGCAAAGGCGCTGTTAGGTAGTACCGAAACATCGGGCACCAGTGAGCGCACCGGCTACGCCATCGGCAAGGTACATGCCGACCAAGACGAAAAGAAAAACGAAACGGATACCGATTTTGTACGCCGTATCCTTAACAGCCGTTTCAGGAAGATTTTAAAAGCCTTTGGCCTACCGTATGAAGGTGGTAAGTTTATCATTCCCGAAAAAAAACAAAAGCTTTCCCTTACCGATGAGATTAATGTTTACGTGGCAATGGCTACAAAATTAGGTATGCCGGTGGATCACGATTTTATATATCAGCGCGTAGGGATGCCGAAGCCAGCCGACTACGACGCGCAAATGAAGGAAAAAGAGGCTCAAAAGGCCTTTAACGCGCTAAATACGCAGATTCCGGACGATGATGACGACGAAGAAAGTGCAGATACCCCCCCGGCTAAAAAGGACAAAAAGGCCAAAAAGCCCGCTGGTGTGAAGCTCACTTTTCGTCAAAAGCTGGCTTTGCACATGATGGATTTTTTCGGGTAGCCCCGGAATTAACGGGGCACATTAAACTCAAAGATTTGTATAGTGATGATTGCGATTGCGGCGAACACCACAACCATAAACCAAACACTATATTACTGGCCGGTGGCTATCGGGATATATTGAACGATTTTTTAAAGCAGGTACATAGTGGGGAACTAAAGCCCGGCAGCATACAGCCCGACTATTACAACAACCTGGCTACAAAACTGGCCGGGGCTGTTGCCGAAGGGTTGGGCGGTAAGATATTCGCGTCGGACGATGACCGCAATGCACTGAAGGCATATTTTGACCATAATATTTACGTATTTAGCGGCGCTAAAAGCCTTGTTATGCTTAAGGAGTATAACAGGCTATTGCTTGATGATAAGGGGCAGGTACTGCCATATAAAGAGTTTGAGAAGCGGGCTTTAAAGGTTGACGCGCTGTACAATAAAACCTATCTCGAAGCTGAATACGAAATGGCGGTGGCATCATCGCAGATAGGTGCAAGCTGGCCGGGCTTGATGAAATTTAAGCTATTGGAATGGAGTACTACGGGCGGGGAAAACGTTTGCCCTATTTGCGGCGGCTTTGACCGGATGATTATAGCCAGCAATAACCCAGTGTTAAACAGGCTTTGCCCCCCGCTACATTTTAAATGCCATTGCAAATTTATACCGGCAGCAGATACCGACACACCTACGCCCGAAGATCATATCAACAACGTAGAAAAGGCAGCCGATATAAAACCCTACTTCAAAAATAACCCCGGTAAAAACAAGGTGATTTTTACGGATGGGCACCCATATTTTAAAAACTTAGGCAACAACAAACAGCGCGAATTGGATGCCGAGAAAAATTATAACATGCCATCGGGCGAAAGGATTTACGCAACCATTAACCTGACATCATACACCGAAGCCAAAAGCAAAGAAGAAGCTAACAAGTGGTGGACAGATACAGCAGGCGGCCAGCGTAAAACCATTGATATTATAGCGCGCGACGGTATTACCGTAAGCATGGATAACAGGTTTAGAAACCATGTTTTAGAGGAAAATAAAGACAATCGTTACCGCTTCCTGCCGCCGCTGCCGGATATTTTGAAAAACCCCGACGAAGTATGGAGTAACAAAATAAAGGGGACTATTCAAACAGCTTATATCAAGTATTACAAAAATTGCCCTATAGTAATAGTAACTGATTCACGAAGCAATGTAACTGCTATTACAGCCTACGAAGTACAGAAAAATGGGCGAACAAACTTTGGCGCGCTTGCCAATATGAGGAAAGGTATTTTGAAATATAAAAAGTAAAGCCGTTTACACAGTTCCGGCAGCGGCTAACCAAACAGCGCCCCGCCGGTGCATAAACGGCTTATTTATAACACAAATATAAAGATATTTTATAAAAAATGGATAGTGCCACTTTTGTTCGCACAAGCCGCCGAAAGGCTGCACAGATCGCAACATATGTGAATGATATAGCCCCGGCAATGGTGGTACGCAAAACGTTGCGGTTTGTTGACGGCAACTTCAGGGCGCAGGGCTGGCAGGGCGAAACCTTTAAAAAGTGGAAGGATAAACAAAGCATTGCAGGCAAACGCAGGCAGGGGCAAAACCTGATAGTAACCGGCAGGTTAAGGCGTGGCGTAAACTATACCACCAACGGCCGGGGCGAAGTTCGTTTTTACAATAACGTTCCTTATGCCAAAGCACATAACGAAGGTTTAACCATAAACGCCACCGTACACGTTAGCGCCTACACACGCAGGCGTTTTTACACCGACGAGGTTAGCGCACCCGGTGCCCGTAAAACCAAATTTGCAAGAACGCAAACAGGCGAAAGCGAAGTAAGATCGCATACCCGTGTAATGAAAACGCAAATGCCACAACGCCAGTTTATGCCCTATGAAGGCCACGGCAGCCCGGTACTGGAAAACTCTATAAAACGTGACCTTGAAAAGGATTTTAACAAGATTTTAAACGCTTAACAACATGAGTGAATTAACAATGGATGCCATATTGGCGAACGTATTTTTAACCGTACAGGAACGGTTAGCCACGCTGCCCGAATTAAAATTTATAGATCAGGACATGGGGCAGTTGGAATTTGACGACAGCGACCAGCTTTGCCCTGTTAAGTTTCCGTGCGCTTTATTCGACCCGGTAGAAATACGTTACACCGATAACAGCGAATATAGCCAGCAAGGCGAAAGCGTACTGGAAGTGCGTTTAGGAGTAGCCGCCTATACAGCAGCAACGCACTATTACCAAAACGATAGCCATAAAATAAACGCGTTGGGATACTTTAACTTAGAACATCGGGTTAACCAGGTATTACACGGGTGGAGCGATGAGCGATATTTTAACCCGCTTAGCCGGATCAGCGCCCAAACCGAGCGCAGAAAGGATAACGTAAGGGTACGGGTATTGCGGTACGCGTTTGGCTTTGTAGATAATACAGCCATGAAGGTAAGAACGCTACAGGCGCGGCCGGACTTGGAAGTTATACCGAATGTATTACCTTAAGTATTATATTTGGCTATGAAGAAATTAATACCTATAGCCTTATTACTATTTTCGTTAGCAGCCTGTAGCGATGACGAAAAAGCAAATAAAAAACCCGAATTGTGGCAAGCATATACAGTTGCACAGGTAGCAGTTAAAGCACATTTAAAAGACCCCGACGGTGCGGAATTTATTGAGGGCAATCGAAAAGAAAAAGAATACCCTGACAGCAGCTACGTGTTCCGTGGCTATGTAAAAGCTACTAACGATTTGGGATTAAAAGCGCCTATTGAATATAATGTTGGCATCAAATGGAAAGGTGGCGACTGGATGAGCGACACGAGTTGGACAATAAAATTTGGCACAGTAGGAGGAGATAATTAACAAAAAGGCCGCTTAGTTAGCGGCCTTTTTGTTATTGTGGAGGTATTGAGCCTCTTCGTTTTGGTGTAATATTTTTAGTAAGCGAAGTCTCCACGAATTGCCCCGATTTTAGTTCAGCATCTAAAAACCACTTACATGTCCATCCACCATTAATGTGATAACTATCCACCGTCATTTCGGGGCCACCTGATTTAAGTTGAACCACATCTCCCGGCTTTAATTTTTCTGTTGTTTCTTCCATATTATTAAGGTTAAGTTTATTGAAAATTCTTTATTTGATATACCAGCTACCTCTTACGTTTTCTAAGTAGTGATGTAAACGGCCGGTATTTGCCTCGTAGTCCCAAACTTTTTGATTGAACGTATACTGGTATTCTTTCCCGTTTCTGTAGCCTGTCATCGTTATACTATCGGTTTTGATAGAGATATTGAAACGAATATTGTCAAAAAGATCACTGAAATAATCGCTTAATTCCTGCTGAATAGTGCCGAGGCTTATATATATAGACATATTTAAATTATTTATAAAACGATGAAAAATAATCGTTTTATAAATAATAACAAAGCACTAATACCAATTAAAATGCGGGATAAGTTTTTGCAGGTATTTGCGGTCGGCCTTGTCTGATTTGAGTTTTTCGAGGGTGTCGCGTTCCTCCATGATTATTTGCGAAATGGTGGTTTCGCCTAAATAAAATTCGTGGTTTAATTCCTCTACGGCACGTTCATATTGCAAACCCTTTATTTTATAGTGGTAATACAGGCGACACACGATATCATGATCCCTACGGGCTTTAAACACGCCTTTAACGTGCTTAACAGTGCTACGTTTAAGAGGTTCAGAAAGGATACTTGCAACTAATTGTTTACCGAGCGCCATAGATTAATCAGGTGCCATAAAATTACCCAATACTTAAAAACTTAGCAAAACAAACCAGCGCACATTATATTTGCCATATGACTATTGAGTTTGACGCTACGTTTGGCGAAGAAGTAAAGCTGGTTACAATTGGCTGGGATGAATGGGGGCACAAAGGTTTCAATATTCATTTAAATAAACGCTATCAGGGCTACATCATTAACCACAACGGCAAATGGGATCACTGGTTAAAGGTCAAATATCCTCAACATGATTTTACCACCGATGACATTCAAATAATCATTGAATTGATAGAGGAACACCCCGACTTTAAAGCCATTGCAAAAAAAGCTTTAAATACCCTTTAATTGCCCTGCTTCCGTTAGCATTTCGCTTAATAAATGTGTTAGGGTATACACCTCATCTGCATTAGGCGGCGTTTCAGGGTTTTGGTTTCCCATTAAGTGAAGCAATGACCTGTACAGGTGTACATAATCATCACGGTCGCCATTTAGTGTAATAATAATCTTTCTCTCTTTCTGCTCAAACGCTACCATAAACCCGGCCGGTTAATCAATTTAAAATCTGTTTAAGGTTCATTAGGTAGATGTATAAGCCGGGCAAAAAAAATGACGCAGCTAATACCTTAAAGCCCATCAAGGGAGTCGAAGCCCTATACACGCAGAAAGATACAGCCACGCCATTACTGGCGTACTATTTGGCTTGTGCTGCGTGTATCTGTAATTTTCGACTTTTAGATGATGGGCAGCACTTTAAAAAGTACAATTTCTTTTACCTTACAAAGTTAGGGCTTTTACGGGGATGAGTAAATAGGGTTTCAGTAATAAGAATAATTAATTAGTATTTTTTATCTTGGATATAATTATGGCAAGGATATTTACATCAAAACAAAAGGCAATTGAACTTATTAGCAACAGAATAAATGAGCTAAATAGCTATCAAAATTTCAATCACGTGGCCTGGAAAGCACGAACGGTGTCTGATTTAACTGAAATATTCGGCCCTGCAAGTAACCAGGTTTTTAACGCGCAAAGACTTAACTTTTTTGAAATTGTTACAAATGAAAACCAAAAGGTTATAGAAAACTTTAGGCAATTATTGCGAGGCTATGTCGAGTTTATAAAAGACCACATATTAGACGCCCCGGTGAAAGTGGCGGAACAAATAGATTGGGAAAAACAGTATCACGAAATGCATAGCATTGTAATTCAAAAAAGTGAGAATTTCGATTCCCTCCATAAGATTGTAGAAAGTAGAAACTCTGAAATAGACGAATTAGAGTTGGAAATCGAGAGGCTTAAAAACAACGTGTTTCAAACAGAGAATGTCACACCATTACGCCTTTGGCGATTTTTTATAAATTTACCTTGGGAAAGCGTTACCATAATAGGTGGGGTATTAGCGGCCACTTTTGGTTTGGGTATATGGTTGGCGCATTTGCTTAAACTATAAAATGAGCCCCTTTTTAAGGGGGCTCATTTTTGCTTTTTGTTTTACGCTGCTTTTGCCTTCGTGGCTTAAGCTTTCTGATCAAATCAACTGCGTTACTGCTCAAAGTAACAACACCTGAAGCGCAACCAATCAGCGCGGCGACATCATTAATAATGCCCATAAAAATTTTGCTCAGAGTTTTAACAACCTCAAAAACCCCGGTGACAATTGTTAACCAAACAAATTTGTTTGATAATTTTGGTATATACCTTTTTATGACATACCTTTGTCACGACAAATAAGAACTTTCAAAGTATACAAAATTGGCCGCTTTCCCAGAGTGGCCTTTTTTGTTTTCTCTTCGCGTAGCAAATATAACCATTTAGCCTACTGATTATCGGCCGTTTGATTCTTAATTATGCTAATAAAATGTGCAAGTTTTCCACAAATACCCGTTACAAAGGGGTACCTTTAAATTTCAGCCCATTTGCATGTTGAAAAAAGGGACGAGAACAATTTAAAACACATTCAAACACCGCACTTATCAGCTAACCTAATTAACCACTCCGCAAACTTTATCGGTGTAGCTTCGCGCTCCTTCTTCGTTATGATCTTAGCGCCGGTGCCATTTCGCGCAGGTCTAACTACATATTCTATGGCATCAAATGAAATTGGAATAGGCGGCAATTTATCGGGCGTACAGCCTACAATGTAAAGCAGTGTTTTCTTTTGCGCCTTGTGTCCCCACCAACTTTGGTTAACACAAATAGAATACCCCCCCCATGTGTCTCTTTTACCTGGCATTGGTAACGGCACTTCATTCCATAGGGTTGAGCCGTAAGGATGTTCAAGTACACCTCCGTGTTTACGCACCATATCAACCGCGTAAAGCGCTAATTTTTTTTCGTCCGGCCGGGGCTTTGCAAATTGAGATAAGCGCCCCCATGCCCGACAAGGCGGGTGCGCCACTACCGGGTTACCTCCCGGCCATTTCCTTGCGTCGCGTTCAATATCCTAGCAATCCACATGCAGGGTATTGTATATTGATTTTGCTTGTGTAAATAAAATTGATACCATTAATCTAACTCATCTAATTGGTAGTACACGGGGTGAGTTTTCCCGTTGATTGTTTCAAATTCTATCACCACCATAGGTTCATTATCGTAAATAGCGAACTTAGGGTGGCTCATTATAATGCGGTTTTCGTAGCCGGGTATACACCTAACACCTAAAATATACACTTCGTTATCTGGCTTTTTAACACCAAAACGCCCCAAACTTTGCTCTAAAACCGTCTGAACAGGTGGGGGTATATGCATAATTATTTCACGCGGCTTGTACATTTTGGCGGCAAAATAGTCGCGTCCACGCGCAATCATTTCAACCAAAACGTGCATTTCTGCACATTCAGGCTGATAATAAAGGCGGGGAACGCGTTTGATCTGCATGGCTTTAAATACCCTTTAAATACTTTGTGTAAACCTGATTAAAGGCGCTCACAGCCTTCACAAGGTCGAGGTAAAACAAACCATCCAGCGGAGCGCTAAACATGCTTTCGCACCAATCGTTAACCCGCTTCATATCTACCTTAGTAGTACCTGGCTTTTCCCAATGCATTTCGTGGGCAAGGCTTATTATTTTACGCTTCATTTTGTCGGCTTCGCTGGGTGGCTGGCCTACCAACTGTTCGAGGTGGGCAAACAGTAGTTGCGTATCCTCATAGCCCATAGCGGTTAGGCTGTCGGTTTGGCCGTCCGAAAAGCTAAACACCAAGTCCTTTTTATTTTCTTCGGTAAGCCCGGCTTTTGCAAGCAATGTCCGGGCTTTTTTGATTTGATCTTTAGTCATGGTATTCGGGATATGCCATGTGTGGCGGGTTAGCATCAAAACTATAAGCCGGGCGGTTATTTATATCAACAAGGTAAGGCAGCGGCTTCATTACGTCCCTTAGTTCAATTAAGGCTATCGGGTTTAGGTAGGCAACATTTTTTTTAACTGTAACACTATTTGCAATTGTATCAATCTGCAAATTTGTTATACCGATAATTTTTAAAGCTTTCGCTAAGTGTTCAATCGCTTCGTAAAGCGGCATGTATTTGTCGGGTATTGTTTCGTTATTCATTACTGTTTGCTCCAATCTGTTTTATAGTATTCACGTTTTAAAAATCCTTCGGGGTTGGCTTGTGCTACGCCGGTGCGCGACAGGTAAGCTTTATAAGCCGGTATACATTTGAGGTAAGCAAGGCGCTTAACGTCGCTTAATTTGTTCCAAAATGGTTCGCAACGGTGGGGGTGTATCTTCTTACCATATTCGGTTATGAAGTTTTCAAAACTCAAATCTTCCGACACCTTCCGAACGGTGAAATATTGCTTTGCGTTAAGCGCTGTTAAATCGGCCTCCTCACGGGGTAGTTTTTGCAGCAGGGTAACCAATTGCTTTTCGTCTAATTCGGCATCCAAAACGCTGTAAAACACCATTAAACCGGCATTATCGTAATCAAACTGCACACTGCCTTTGTAGTGGATTGAGGTTAAAATATACTTACTCATTTGCAAATACCCCCTCCTGTTCGGGCGTGTTTTGCGCAGCTTTGGCAAGCTTTAGCGCCATTTTATCAAGCCTATCGAAGTACTTATGTTCAAGCAATCGGGCACGTTCTTCCCAAATAGCTTGCGGGATATTGCCGCCAAAACGACTTTTAGGCCATATCATGAAGTTTTTAACAAAGAGTTTAACGTCACATAGATATTTTATATCCTTAGACGATTGCGTTTTAGGCTCACTACCCAAGCTCCACATAATGAGTATGATGATTTTATTTTTCAGCTTCTTACGCATGTATAAGAACTGTTCGGGTGTCATTTTCCAAACATCAATACTGTCTATAACAGCAACATCAGGTGAGCCGCGCCTACAGAAATATTCTACCACTTCTTCAAAAGTTGCATTTGCAGCGAGTATAATTTTACCGCTATAATGGTCTATTATTCCTTCACGCCTTAATGCATCCTGCATAGTAGCGCTATGCCCTTCTTCGAGGCTGACATATGTTGCACGTAACCCACAATCACAAAGAGCCTTCAATAGCCTTAATATCCCCGTTGTTTTCCCGTTCCCGCTACCACCCCAAATAGCGCAGCTGAAATTTTTATCAACTAAGCCGATGGTGTTTTTCCAAATTGTTTCTAAGTCTAAACGGTCAAATACCATCTGCCCAACCTGGAACATTCCTTTTGTCTCCATTTATCTAATTAGTATGTCGTAAAAAAATTACTTCAGTGTTTTTGTCAATTGCTTTCGGGTATTTGGGGTTTGTGTTTGGCGGCAGATACCATAGCTTATAAGTGCGGTATTCGGTTTTCTTTTCGTCATGCTCTACCATTTCACAAACCGTTTTGGCTTTGTCGTTAGCCTTGTAAAAGCGGTCGCCTACCCGTAGCTTTTCCGCTGTAGTTCGGGTGTTACGCTCCATTATTCGTACATGGTATTAAGCCCGAACTTTACCGCCTGCATATGTTCAAATACTGCCCCTTGGCTATCTTTCCAGTCCGGTAGCATATAAATATGGTCGGCCATATTTAACAGCGTTGTAGCCTTCCGCATGGCCGTTTGCCAGTCTTCTTCGGGGCCGATAAAGTCGCAAGGATTAAGCACGTGAAAACCTTGTGCGGTTAGCCTTTCTTTTGCGGCTTTAAATTTAGCCTCATACTCTGCAACCGGCAGCCCGGTTACTTTTCCGGCGATATAAACCACCTGGCTTTTTGATTTGGCTAAATGGGTGGTTAGTTGTATTAGAAAACTTGTTTTTGTCAATAGCTTTAACATAGTTTAAAGGGTGTTTAAAGGTTAATTAATAGTACCCGGCCGGGGATGCGAACCCCGGCATAGCACCATGCCGGGTTAAAGGTTTTTAAGTAGCCGGATACAGGTAGCGGCGGTTTGGATAGCTTCTTTTCTAACTTCCTCAACATAACCACCTTCGTATTTTTCTTGTAGGGCAGCCCTTACAAGCTCTCCACTTTCTTCTGCCACAATAGCGGCCGCGTGTATCCTGTCTTTAGGCCATTTAGGATGTTTAGATTCTGCCCTATTTACCTCTATGAGGATTTCGTTTACTACCTCTGATAATCTCATGTTGTTATGTGTTTAACTGGCTTTATTGCCATTGTACCCGCCCCAGCCTCGAACCGGGGTGGCTGCCTGCCGGGTTAAGGATTGATGAAAAAATCGAAGGGGATTAACTTGCACTCCAATTGCTTTAAATCAGCTTTCGGAAACTGCTTTTGAACTTTGCCTTTTACTAAATCGTAAGCTTTTTGACCTGCTATTTGAGCGTTCGCTGCAACCACCAATCCTTTTACTACAGACGGTTTGTATTTTATTTGAGGCTGGCCGGGTTCAAATGCCTTTAGGCGAACGAAATACATATTTTCTTTTGCCATGATTATATATTTGAAAAGTTTAAGTGAACATCAACGTAGTCGCCTTTTTCGTTACGCACATAGAGGCTGAAATACTGCTTACTTTTAGGCTTGCGAATAGCCTGCCTAACAAATGCCATAGCCTGTTTATATCTTACATCGGGTATGTTTTCTTCGTGGCGTAACAGGGCTAAAATCCGCTTACTATCCAACCTGCCATCGCGGGTACTAAATGCATCCATGATGATAGTTTTAAGCCAGTCGCTTGCAGATGAAAGGCCATCGTTAAGTATTTCATCCAGCTTGTTTTTAGCCAGCATTAACAACCCTTCGTCAAAGGCAATAGCCTCATTTACATTGATCTCAATTTTAATAGAGCGGTCGAAATTGTAACGGGTGATATTGCCTTTGCCTTTGCTTTTATTGTTAATTCCTCCGTTTTCGTTTAAAAAGGCTTCGTATAATTCAAAAGCTATATCAAAGCATTTCTTCTTATGCTTTTCGAGTACAGTCCGAAGGGACAACCGCTCTTTAGCCAGTACCGATAATTTGGCTTCTGCAAGGCGTTCGCTTTTGTTGATCCTGTCTAAAGGTATCAGGTCGCCGCTTTCGTTTACCCACTTCTTATCGGCCGGTTTCTGTTGTTTAATTGTTAATCCTGTCATGCGTATCGTTTATTGAGTTCATTAATTTGGTTACTGATAAATGTTTGCTCATAGAGCCACTGGGTGCCGAAATTGCGGCTGTTGAAGTACACGTAATAGGCTTTAGCTTCAACATCGGTAAGGGATATGCTATATCCCCGCCCTTTTAATTTCGATTCCAGTTTTGAGCGTAGCTTTTTGAAAACTTGCGTTATTAAATCCTTTACAAGGCTTTCGGCTACGTCAGTTGCAGGGGTTGGTAGTACCTCACTTACAAATAAGTTGTAAAGTGCCTCCGCTTGCTGTATTGTGAGTTTTAAAAGCATTTTAAAGGCATTTAAAGGATTGTTAAAAGCAATCGGGAATGATCACCGCGCAAATCGGCATACAACTTTAGCCAGGCTTTTAGCTTGCTTAGCGCTTTAGTGATATTTTCGCGGTTCATGTTAAAAAAGTCGGCGATTTCCTGATGCGTATAACCTGCCTTTTCCATCAGGGCGAAGGTGATGTAACGGCGCTCTGTTGGCTTGCGGCGGTCATCACTAACGTCTTTCAGGTCGTCAATCAATACGCCTAACTGATCTGCTGCCTGTTTAGCAAGTAAGGCAAGTGATTTCTTTTGTATTTCTATAGTTTCGGTGTTCATTTATAGTATGTGTTTAATTAGCGGTTTTACTGTTTTAAAGACTTCCTGTAGTATCGAACTGTGAGGGGTAAACTCAAATGTTTCAGGATTGTGCATGGCATCGTACAACTGCATTCGTTCGTCCAAATCACGTTTGCGTATGCCATCATAAGCCACAACCAGGCTTTCGCATTCATCCACAAAGGCCATATCTGTTTTATGCCAATGGTTACGCCACCATGCCCAAAAAGTCGGGTTGCTCTGCAAGGCTTTGGTAAGCGTGGTATCACCTGTGTGCATTTGTAAGTAATCATAAGCGGCAAACATTACCACGCTGCCGTACTGCACTTCAGTAAGTTCAAGCAGGTGCATAACCCTTTGGCGGGTGGCCTGCTGAATGGTTATTTGTTGCTTTATTTGGCTCATATTAGTTTTGAAAAATATCTTATATGAAAAATCTGTTGCTCTGTTCTCATAGCTGATAACCAGTATCGCATGTGGAACTTTTTGCTAAGCTTTTTTTTAAGCTTACGTGGTAAGCGAAATTTCTTATCTGCGTGAACTATCAGGGGTTTGTTATACTTACTCATGCTGCTTCCTCCTGATTTTTCATATCTTCTAATTCGGCTTGTTTTTGTTTCCAAGCATGCACCAGGCGTTCAACACGGCGCATATCTACAACGCCGTTTTTGATAGCGGCACCGTTGGCAATAAAGGCAAGTGATTCGGTATCTGTCACCCCGTTGGTTTTGGCTACCAATATGGCATCATCATAATCGGGCGTAGGTATTTCGATGAACTTGCCACCCAATCGGCTAAGTATCTCATTAAAGCCGATAGAGCCACGCGCTTCGCCCAGTTCAATACGATCGCGCAGGTTGTGGGTACCAATCAAAACAATACCGCAACGCTTCCAAAGGGCGTTATACAGGTCGATAAACAACAGCAATAAGCCGTTTCTAACCTTCTCCATTTCATCTATAATGATGATAGGCTGTTTGTATTTGTCGACACGTTCTTTGATGATAGAGGTTAGCAGAGATACAGTACCGGCATTTGATTTAATGCCCATTGATTGCAGTATTTTAGCTAACAGTTCCTTTTCGGTCATGTGGCGTTCGCACTTCACATAAAACACGTTTTTTTCTTCCTTCACGTAGTTGTCAAGCATGTCGGTTTTGCCGCTGCCGGGGGTGCAAACCAGCCCGAACACGTTGCCGTGCATACGGGCATCATCAAAGTAGCCGCGAAGTTTTATGGCCGGGCGGGTATCGGCATGGTACCAAATTTGGTCAAGCCTCATGCCTAATTGTTTGGAGATTTTAACCCACATGGCATCACCTAAACCGTCGTCTTTGCCCGCAATGATCTTGCTTACGGTGGCGTTTGATACTTTCAGTTTAGCGGCTGATTTAACCTGACTGCCGGAGTGCGACACATGTTTGTTTAATTCGGCGCGAATTAGTTCTTTTGCTATGTTATCCATTTTTAATTAGCTTTTAAGTGTTTAACTGGCCGGATACGTGAGGGTGTCCGGCCTTTATTTTTACATTTCGTCGTAAATACTTTGGGTTATTTGTGGCGCTTTTGGCCGGGCTTTATGCTCTATCTTCACGTTTTCGTACTGATCTTCATAGCCACCTATTTGCTTTTGCGCCTTGTGGTTAATTGCTTTAACCAGTACACCGGCCTGTAACACACTTTGCGCATCTATTTCAGCACGTTGTAGGCGTTCGTCGCGGCTGGTTACATAGTCAACCATCTTTTGCGTAATGGCTTTCTTTTCTTCCTTGCGTTCGTGGAGGCGCTGGCCGTCGCCTTCTTGCATATCAGCTACCGCCGATGGTTGTAACACGTATTGGCCGGTTACAAAGCGGATACCGTTGTGATCCGTTACAAGTACCTGGCTCAAATCTGCCGGGTCGTAATACACATCAACCTTTTTGTTAACACATTCCGGGAAATACTTAGCCGGTATATCAAAGCTGTATTTGATATTGTTAAGCTGGAAGTTAAGCCCGGCCGGTTGCAGGCGTAACGATTCGCGCGGGTCGCGTAGTTGGTGTTTCGCGCCCAATATTTCTATTTTGCGCTCAATACTTAAGCGTTTCTTTTGGCTCATTGCGCTTTCTTGGAAGCCTTTAAGCCAATATTCCTGCCTGCTTAAATCGGTGCCCGGCATTGGGGCATGCCTCATTTGGTTGATGGTCATTTCTACCACGGCAGGCGCGTGTTTTTTATCGGGGAAGTTGGCACTTCGTTTTTGCAGCGCTTCGGCGTTAGGGCGGGCATTTGCGCCGCGCGCTGTAATGTTGGCACCCGAATAGTTAGGATACATTTTGAGTATTTTATGCAACGGATTGCTAAATACCCTTTCAATGTATTTGGATTGAGCAACAGAAGCGGTAAAAAACGTGGTTTCGCCACCCATCTTTAAAAATGTAGCCAAATCGCCTTTTAAAGCCGGGTCAATACTCCATTTATCAGATTTAATCTGATGCCATAAGTATGCGTCGCCGGTAAGCTCAACAATGTGAGCCATAGCGTTGCGATAGGCTTGCTTTATCAGTTCAATAGTAACCGTTTCGCCTATGGCATAGCCTAAAACGTAATCATTGTAGTTGTCAACAACCACGTACATCACCGGGCGGTAATAGCGGTTGGTATTTTTGCGGCCATTGCTGTAAGTGGTTTCAGTGAAGTATAAGTCTAACACGTTATCATCACTGTTTACATAAATGAGCGGCGCGGTGGGACGGGCTTGCTTAATTTGCTTGTTGTATTTGTTGTAGGCAGCCGCTTTACCTTCGCGGGCTATAACAACCTCGTGGTAGTTATCACGGCGGCGATAGCCCACAGCTTGCGGGGTTATGGTTTTGCGGCCATTTTCAAGCGCCCAATTATTATAGGCTTGAGATATAACCACATCATCATGTTTGTTATCAAGCGCAATAAGGTGCATCAGGGTATCTTCGGCCTGCTGATCTTTAACCTTTTTGCTATTGTCGTTGCCAAAACGGTATTCTTCTACCAAATACCGGAATCCTTGCACTTTATAGTGCTTAATCTTCTCTTTTAGGCGGGTTTCATTAGGGGGTAAACCCACTTTTTCGGCTTTAATAACATCGGCTACGATAGACCAAAAGGCAGCCATTTTGATATTAAAATCACGTTTTAAAGCCTGTTTATCGGTGGTATAATGGCTTATAGCATCGATATAGGTAGCCGCTTTGGTGTATTTGTCGCGGTACGCTTCGGGCAAGTTCAATCCGCTGGGCAGCGTGTACCCCTTGCCATTGGTATTATTATAAAAGTCGAATGCTTTTTGGTTCCAGTTGATAGTTACCCAGTCAACAAGCGGCTGTTTAACGATATACTCGTAAGGGTTGCCGTATTTTTCTATGATCTTCTTTTTACGTTCGTCCGATAGGCTTTCGTAATCTATCAGTACTTCTCTACCTAAGCCACCATACCCGTAAACGGTTATGGTACCCCGCTGACGAGATTTATTATAGTTCTCTACAGACATAAAGCCCGGTACCAACTCATGGTATTCAAGGCAGAGGTTATTTAATTCGTTATACTTCATTTGGCTAATTAGGGTGTTACAAGCCCCGGCCTCGAACCGGGGTGGCTGCCTGTCTGTAAGGGGTTTAATATTTGTCGATTAAGTGCGGATCAACGATGTTTAGCACAATGGCCGCTATCGAGAACAATGCTATTGATAATGCGATGAACTGAATGAGTGTCAGTTGATTGTTCATTAGCGCATGAGGAAACATTTTGATTTCTTTGATAATTAGCTTTTTCATGATTTTAAGTGGTTTGAGGGTTATTTATTTATGAGGGCTTTTTTGCTTTCGATTATTTCACCTACAAATTGCAGTAGTACCGCCTGGCCGTCAATAAGCAGTTCATTGCAGTATTTAACCAGGTCGGTAGCCGGGGTATCTGCTGTACGGTCGCCGGTACGAACCTTTTTAACATAACTGGGCGACACGCCAACTATATCAGCAACCAGTTTTGCCGTAGGTGCAGGTAACACCAGCGTTGTAGATTTTTTATTACAAGTGGATATTATATTTTTATCTTTGGTCAT